ACTAAAGACTTTGAAGTTTGCTATCAAGATAATCCCACTGGACATTCTCCAACACACTACCACAAAGAATTAACTGAAGTTACCCTAGTTATCAGTGGGCGTGCGTTGGTTAATGGTCAAATCTTTTCTGCTGGTGATATATACGTATTAGAACCTGGTGATATTAATCAACTTGAATATCTAGAGCCAACCCAGGTAGTAACTATTAAAACTCCCAGCATACCCAGCGACAAGTACTACTTATAATTCAGTACGTGCTTGACTAAATTGGTCTTCTAACCAAGGCCAAAGTGTTCGCCAATCAGTTCCCCTACGTCGATCCATTTCATTTAGATAAGTTTCTAACATAAGAATCTTCTTTGGATCTCTAGGAGTTTTTTCTATGCTGTTAGCAACACCCATCATGTAATCTTTAAAGTTTCGTTGGTATTCGGTAACAGTGGGCATTACATCTACAACTCGCTGCATGTCTTCTGTAAATACACCCGCACCAAACCATAAAGGATTTAACTGTGTAGGTTCTAACACGTGCATGAAACTAATACAGATGTGTTTAGTTGGTGCTCTAAACTTATCTAAAGCATTTAGTTTCTCAATAAGCTCAGGTAGAGTTTTAATACTAAGTGGAGTAATGGTTAGATTAACATTAAGAATAATCCATTCTTGTTTGGCCATGTACTCAAAGTTCTTTTCCCATTCGCTAAGTTTTAATCCCCAACGAATGTATTCTGCCTGCGGACCCCAACAGTCCATGCTAGCACTGATGTTAAGATGCTTAATCTTTTTATCGTCAACCATGCGTTTAAGTCTATCAATATAGCCAACAAAACGCTTATGCTCTACTTTAAGATTAGTAACAATAGTAAAGAACAGATCTGGATTAGGATAGTTGTCCCAATGATCTAAGACCATGTCAAATTCTTTTTGGAAGAATGGCTCGCCACCTAACATACCAAAGTTCCAAATCTTGTGCCCGTGATTGCGTAACCATTCAAACAGTTTATCACGCATACTATCATAGCGAGTTTGGTCACGTTCCCAACTTGGGTTAACTAAGATACCATCTTCTACAGCACTAAATTTGCGATTTTCTTCTTCCCACATAGTACTGAAGTGCGGGCCGCAGTACAAGCAGGCCATATTACAGACATTGTTAAAGTAAACTTCTACAATAGTAGGAGTGACTTCTATGGCTTCTGGATTGTCAAGTAATTCTGGAGGCAATACGTTGGTATGATTCTCAAAGGCGCCTTTAATATTGCGCAGTTGAACTAGACGATCACTAACACCACCTTTATCTTCCATGTGCTTACAGTATGTACAACCATTTAGGCCAAACTTATCTGTTTCGCTTTCTTCAGGCCAACCGCCAGCAAGCATACGCTTACGATCATCTAATTTTTTAGGTAAGTTGTGGAACTCGTCAAAGTTTTCAGGGCCAAAGTCGTTGTGTACAGTTCTATGGCAACTGGCTGTAGTACCGCGGTTAAGATAGATAGTACTCCAAGACCATTTAAGATAGCAACTTGTTTCGCTTTTAATTGGCCATACTTTTTTATTTGACATATTCTTCCGGTGATTTAATTGTTAGTCCCAATAGGATACTATATCTATCGTACTCGCTATTGTTAGCACCTTCGTGCCAATTACAGTAGTCGTTGGCAGCAAACCAGCCATCGCCAAAATTGGTAGTCATAGTTAGTGGATTACTTAACTGCCTATCAGTATACAGTGTAGTAGCAATACGTGGATCGTCTTTTTCGTTAAGATATACCAGACCAGCAGCAACCAATCGTCGATAATCATTGTGTGGACCTAAATAAAAGCCGGGTTTGTCTAATACATACTCCATATGGAATATAGCCCAGTCTCGCATTTGTTCTTTAGTTATACTCCAAAGGCCTTGAAAGGCGGGCTCAAATGAATACAGCACATCTAACATTTTGTCACGTGCTGAATTTGATTGTAAGAACGATTGTATTTCTAATAGAATAGGACTTTGTATATCCTTGATGCGGAAGCGTTTGTTCCATCCAGGATTATCATGCCCCATTGGATAATCATCGGCCCAACTGACCCAGTGTTCGTTAACTAGGGCCTGTTGGACTTCATGATAATTGTATGTTGCGTTAAATTTAAGAGATGCTAGTAAGAATCTTTTTTGTGTAAAACTAATATCCATGTAGATATTTAGTTACCACCTACTAGCTGTTTATATTTCGCCGTATATCGATAAGACCTCCTTAACGGCCGGATGGCGCATAATGTCTTTATTGGCAAATTCAACACCGGCAACATACTTACTATGTTGGTATGTGGCAACAAGACTCTTAAAGTCTAGTAAACCGTTGTCTGGATCTTTACGGTCTGCCTGACGTGTATCACCTGTAACAACTATCTTGGAGTTTTCGCCGAGTCGCGTTAGGAGCATCTTCATCTGTCCAGGAGTGGCGTTTTGCATTTCATCTGCTACTATCCAACTATCCTTAAAAGTGCGACCTCTCATAAATGCTAGTGGAGCTATCTCAATCACTTGTTCTTCTAGCAAACGGGCTACTTCTTTGGGACTATAATACTCTGCAAATACATCAAACAGAGGTCTAGTCCACGGTTCCATTTTAGCGTTAATATCACCTGGTAGGAAACCATGTTTCTCATCATCCACCCCTACCGCTGGACGAGTTAGTACAATCTTCTTCACCTCCCCTTCTTTATAGGCTTTAATGCCGGCTAACACGGCTAACATGGTTTTACCCGTACCGGCTGGACCTGTAGCAAACACTATACTCTTGCTATCATTGGTCAATAAACTAATATATTCTTCTTGGTTAATACTCTTAGGAATTAAATTTACTGTTTTTCGTTGCTGAACGTAACTGTTAAAACTTACGACTGTGTTATCTACTGCGAATGCTGTTGAGTTGTTACTGCGTGATGATCTACGATGTCTTGGCAATTGAAGCTCCTTTGAAGTGTTGTACAGATTAAAGGCATCATGTACACAGGTATTTAATGAGCCAATTTTAATTTTTTTGTGAGCAGTTAAATTATTTTTATCTGGACTAAGTATTAAGCTATCCAACACAGTCAACTTAACTCAAACTTATCATCAAGCCTGCGCATTTGATAAATAATAAAAAAGAGTTTTAACTATGGCTAAACCAATCACAGACGTTATTAACAACACCAAAGACATTTTCATGACTGATAGCAGTTTGTCTACGCTATTAGACTTTGAACGTGTGTTAGATGAATTAGACACCTACGTATTTGCTAACTGGAAAGAAGGCGAATTAGTAGAAGGTCCGGTATACGAAAAATATTTTGTAACCTGTACTTTTATGTGGCCTCACAAAATGATGCCAGATCCACGCGGCGGCGAACGCTTACTTAGCTATGACTGCGAAGTATTTTACGCTAAAGACGATCTTGAATATCCGGTGGATATCAAATCCCCAGATGATTTTGAACCGGGCACCAAAATGCCTAAAATGGCTAAAAAGCCAATTTGGTTAGTTACCATTGTTATGCCTAAAAAATTAATGCAGGAAATTCAACAGGGTAGTTTAGAGTTAGAAAGTGCTACACTAGACCTAGAAGACATTGAACAAGCCTACGAAGAAGGTGATGATCAATCAGCCGAATACGATCAAGAGGAAGAAGAACAAAATGTCTAAATCCTTTTTAAAAGAAAACTTAGAAATGGGCGATTTAAAACGCCTAGTTCACCCTGAGCTACATATTGACGAATACAAAAGTAAAATGGGCGATGACAGTGATGTTAGCGTAGTCAGCTTTAAAGTTTCAGGCAAAGAGCCCAGTGCTGACTTGGTTAGCTTTATTGAAAAGGGCTATGACTGGGTATTAGATGCTGATGTTAGCTCAGGTGAAAAAGAAGGTGGCGACTACCTAGTGTTTGTTGAATTAGAACGTAGTTCACTTCTTCCAAAACAAATTATGGAAGTTATGAATGATCTAATGAATCTAACAGAACAAACTGTTGATGAATGGCGTGTTCGCTACTATAAATCAACAACCGATCACGATCTGTCAGAAGAATCTCTAGCAAACATTATTGCGCTAAGTCCAGAAGAATACGAACGCAAGTACAATAGAGAGCAAGAAGACATTGACAAATTAAAAACAGCCGCTGGTGTAGAAGTTACAACTAAAGCACCAAAGAATGACTTTACGGAGAGCTTAAGAATAGCAGCCGGACTAAAATAAAAGAGGACATCAATTATGCAAATTACAGCAGGTATAATCAAAGCACTATTTCCAAAATATAAACATCCAGAAGACCTAGCAGAAGTACTTACAGAGCAGTTTGAAAAGTATGAAATCAACACTGTTAATCGTGCGGCAGGCTTCTTAGCACAGTGCGGTCATGAATCAGCAGGCTTTACAATTCTCAAAGAAAACTTAAACTACTCAGCAGAGGGTTTAAATAAGATCTTTAAAAAATACTTTCCTACACTAGCAAGTGCGCAACCATATCATCGTCAACCAGAAAAGATTGCTAACAAAGTCTACGGTGGACGTATGGGCAATGGTCCAGAAGCAAGTGGTGATGGATTTAAGTTTTGTGGCCGTGGTGCTATTCAACTGACAGGGCGCGACAACTACACTAAGTTTGCTAAATCAGTAGGCCTAACAGTAGAAGAAGCAGTAGCAGACTTAGAAACACTAGATGGTGCTATTGAATCAGCATGCTGGTTTTGGAAAACAAATGGCCTAAACGCTATCTGTGATGCAGATGATATTGTTAAAATGACCAAACGCATTAACGGTGGTACAATTGGCCTAGAAGACCGTACCAAGCACTACAAAGAAGCTAAACACTTATTAGGCGGTGGGCACGTGGCAGAGTCACACACAGCACCTGCCACAGCTACAGAGTACGTAACAGTGCGTGTCGGTAGCAACAACGACACAGTTAAAGCGGTACAAAAGGCTCTCGGACAAACAGCAGATGGTAAGTTTGGCCCAGGTACAGAGAAAGCAGTTAAAGCGTGGCAAACAGCACACGGCTTAACAGCAGATGGTATTGTCGGGCCGGCAACTATCAAAAAAATGTTAGGAGAATAATATGTGGATGTTGACATTTATTCCGGATAGCATCTTACATGCGTTCGTTAATTCTGTATTCTATGCTGGTATCATTACTTCATTATTGGGCTTTGTATTCAATTTTAGTTATCTTAGACCCTATCGACTAATAGTACAGGTTGTAGGCATTATGCTGTTGGTAGCAGGTGTATATTTTAAAGGTGGCTACGAAGTTGAGATGCAGTGGAGAGAGCGTGCTGCAGAATTACAGGCTAAAGTAGATGCGGCTGTGGTTAAAAGCCAAGAAACAAACACAGTGATCAAAACTAAAGTAGTTACTAAAATTAAACGAGTTAAAGAAATACAGGTCCAACTACAGAAAGAAATTGTAGAAAAAGAAAAGATTATCAACGGTGAATGTGTAGTGCCTAAAGAAGCTATTGAAATTCTAAACAAAGCCGCAGAAGGTCCTAGCAAGGAGGAAACTAAATGAGATATCTATTAATAGTATTATTGCTCTCAGGTTGTTCAACTCTAGTGCCAGTTAAAGCAACATTTCCAGATGTTCCTAGTGAACTTGCTATAGATTGCCCTGTTCTTAAACAACTACCGGCAGACACCAACAAACTAAGTGATGTTGTGGGCAATGTAAGTGAAAATTACAGCACCTACTATGAGTGTCAAGCTAAACATGAAGCCTGGGGTATTTGGTATAAAGAACAACGTCGTATCTACGAGGAAGTTAAATGAAAAAACTAGCTTTAGTTAGTCTAGTAGTTCTATTGTCAGGTTGCGCCAGCATTAATACTATAATTGATGCTTACCGTATGGCTAAGTTTGACAACAACGAATACAGTTTAGTTAATCAAATTCATACACAAGCACAAGTAGGCGTGACTAAATGCGGTACTAAAGAAGTGTTAGCCTATGTAGACACTGTGTATGTTAAGAGTATAGAACTTCGTAACTATTCAGCAAGTATTCCGCACAACAAAGATACAGTAACAATGACCACAGAACTTGCTGTTATTACTAAAGGTCTTAAAGATCGGTATGACAGCGGTGACGAAGTTAGTAAAAAGTACTGCGAACTTAAATTTAACAATATCGAAAACAGTTCAGGTACAATGAAAACAGTAATAGGAGCTAAACCAAGATGAGCAGCGTAGATGTAAAATTAGCAGAATTAATTGGCTGTAACAATGTTAATGCTGTGGCATTTGCTAAACAGGCCGCAGAGCTAAAAACACTAGTAGAAAGTCGCGCAATCAGTCGTGTTGAGTACGAAGAATTAGTTAATGATTTAAAACGTACACACACTATTGCTAGTGCGGCTGATGACTTGGCATTTAAATCAGCATTAAATGAAGTATTAGTCGGTATCGAGAACCTGGCTACAGCACTTTTATAAATTATAAAAATAAATATTATTACAATAACACTAGGAGCAAGACAATGACAACTCAAGCAGAAAAAAAATCAGAAGATTGGATGACCACAAAATGGCGTCCGTTAATGGCTATAACATACATGGCTACAATCTGGTTTGATTTTATTTTAGGACCAGTCCTATTCAATATACTACAATACTGGAACCCAGGACAAGCAATTGGCATGTGGGTACCGTTAACACTACAAGGTGGTGGGTTATACCATATCTCCATGGGTGCTATCTTAGGTATTGCGGCATGGACACGCGGTAAAGAAAAAGTAGCAAGCATTGAAGCAGGTGACGCGGGAAAATAACAGGGTTTGAAGACACCCCCGTAGCAAGTTCTTCCGAACCAGTTTGGTTAAGCCAAAGCGCACCAGAGGATAACGTACCTGTAGCTGATGTAGCACCTGTAATGAACGACCCAGTAGTGGCAGAAGAGTATGCGAATGCTGTAGCAGGTATGCCGGCAGAAACTCCAGCAGCAACAGACTCGGATCGCCCGTTGCGTAGAAAGAAAACTTAACTTCGGTTAAATTAAGTAGTAAATAAAAGGGTAAGCATTGACGCTTACCCTTTTTTATTATATAATTAACATATGGCAAACGCATACGAAACCTTAGGCGTAGGTAAAAACGCTACAGAATCAGAGATTAAAAAGGCCTATCGATCCATGGCCAGCAAACACCACCCCGATAAAGGTGGCGACACTGCTAAGTTCCAAGAGATACAGTCAGCATACGAAACACTAACTGACCCTCAGAAACGTCATCAACACGATAATCCCAATCCGTTTGGAGGTGGTGGCCATCACGAATTTCATTTTAACAGTGGCCCCGAAGATATTTTTAGTCAATTCTTTGGCGGACATAATCCCTTCCAACAGCAACAACGCCAAGCACGAAGAAACAAAGATCTACGAATTAATATAGTTATTAATTTAGCCAGCACATTAGAGCCGCAGACTAGAACAGTTAGTGTACAAACAACCAAAGGTGATAGATTTAATGTAGATGTTAATATTCCACGTGGAGTAAGCAACGGCACTACAATTAAATACAGCCAACTCGGTGATAATATGTTTGAAACATTGACAAGAGGCGATCTTTATGTTATAATTAGTATACAGCCTGAAGTTAAATTTGAAATACATGGAATCAATTTGTTTACAGAACTAACCATTGACAGTATTGATGCTATGACAGGTATAGACAAAGAAATTTCCGGAGTTGACGGGCGTGTTTGGTTAGTTAAAATACCAGCAGGTGCCCAATACGGTACTAGATTTTCGCTACAAGGACAAGGACTGTATCAGATGAATAGCAGTGTTCGTGGTGATTTAATAGCACAGTTAACTATTAAAACCCCATCACTATCAAACGAACAATTAAATATACTTAGAACCCTAAAGTCTAGTCTATAAATATTTTTATAAGGAAGAAGGTACTCTGTGAGCAATATGAAATCAAATCCCGATATAGAACAAATCATAGCCAAAGCATGTATTATTGCTAGAGACTATAATCACCAATACGTAACGTTAGAACATCTCTTAGTTGCGCTGGTCGAATTTGATAGTTTTAATAGGTTAATGACAGAATTTGGTGTAGAAGTTGAAGAACTTATACGGGATCTCTATGACTATCTAGGTAAACAAGATAGTCTAATAGACCTTGCTAATAATGAAAGTGTTCCACAAAAAACTCATGCGTTAGAACGTGTGTTTAATCGTGCGTTTACTCAGGTGCTATTCAGTGCTCGCGAAATGATGGAGCCAATTGATTTATTCCTAAGCATTAGTCAAGAACCACAAAGTCATGCGGCTTACTTCTTATTAAAATGGGGTATCAATCGCAAAGACCTAGTGGCATTCTACGCACAAGAAAATATACGCTACAACAATCGTAAAGAAAACAAACCGAAAGAATCACAAGCAGATCGTGTACTTGCTGAATATTGTACTAACCTTAATAAGGAAGTTACAGACGGTAAAGTTGATCCGTTGATTGGTCGTGAATACGAAATTGAAGAAATTACACAGGTCCTAGCTCGCCGTAACAAATCAAATGTATTGATGATTGGTGATCCCGGTGTAGGTAAAACGGCTATTGCCGAAGGCATCGCATATAAAATTATACACAGTGACATTCCGGAATACTTAAAAGACTACACAGTATATAATTTAGAAATCGGTAGTTTACTTGCTGGCAGTAAGTATCGTGGTGAGTTTGAAGAAAAACTTAAAGATGTGTTGGCCGCATTGAGCAGTAAAGGTAAAACTATTTTGTTTATCGACGAAGCACACCAAATGCAGGGCGCAGGCGCCGGCAGTTCAAGTAGTGTAGATTTTGCTAATATGCTTAAACCAGCACTGGCTAAAGGTAATATTAAAGTCATTGCTTCAACTACTTTTGAAGAGTATACCCAGTCGTTTGAAAAAGACCGTGCTTTAATGCGCAGGTTCTACAAACTTAATATTGATGAGCCTAGTCCGGCAGTGGCCAAGGACATCTTGCGTGGCTTACGTGGACACTTTGAACGCTTCCACGGTGGGGTTATTAGTGACGATGCTATCGATAGCGCAGTAGATTTAAGTGTACGATATCAAACAGACAAACGCTTACCAGACAAAGCCCTAGACTTAATTGATATGAGCTGTGCTAAACTTAAAATTAAGAGTCCCGATTTTGCTGTGACTAAACTTGATATTATCGAAACACTAGCCAAAGCAACTAAGATTCCTAAAGAAAATCTATTAGGTGAAAAAGCAACAGATACCCTTATTAGTTTAGAGTCAACTATTAAAGATCGTTTATACGGTCAAGACTCAGCTGTTGATGAGGTATTAGAAAAGATCTATGTAGCCAAGGCTGGTATGAAGGCTCATAACAAACCAGTAGGTAACTTCTTATTCTTAGGACCAACAGGTACTGGTAAAACAGAGTTATGTAAGTTGCTAAGTGAAAATTTAAGCATGAAGTTAATACGTTTTGATATGAGTGAATATCAAGAGAAACACAGTATGGCCAAACTTATCGGTGCTCCTCCGGGCTATGTTGGCTATGAAGATGGCAACTTGGGTGGTGGCTTGTTGATTAGTGAAGTTGAGCGTAACCCGCATTCAATTATCTTACTAGATGAAATTGAAAAAGCTCACCCAGACATTAGTAACTTGCTGTTACAGGTTATGGACGAACGATATATTACCGGTTCGAATGGTAAGAAAGCAGACTGCCGAAACGCAATCTTAATTCTAACTAGTAATCTAGGTGCTAGTGACGGTGAACAAAACGCCATTGGATTCGGACGAGATCAGCAAAAGACAGGAACAGATGACGAAGCGGCTAAGAAATTCTTTAAACCGGAGTTCCGCAATCGTTTAGATGCTGTGGTTAAATTTAATAAACTAGACAAGATTTCGATGAAGAAAGTCGTAGTTAAATTCTTAAATGAATTAAACGACCTATTAGTTGAAAAGAATATTAAGATACGTACCACAGAAGCACTAGTTAATCACTTAACTGAAGTTGGATTTGATCCTGCTATGGGTGCTAGACCTTTAGCACGCAAGATTAATGAACTGATAAAAGTTCCGTTAAGTAAAAAGATTTTGTTCGAGCATGTAGAAAGTGGCAGTGTTGTTACTGCTGATTGGGCAGATGATCAGGTTAAATTTATCATCATTCCGCCAGCAACAATTGATCTACTAGAGAACAAAACACTTGACGAGAACGGAATTATTTTAGCCTAAGGAAGACTCCGATAAATAATAATAGCATATTATTAAGGAGCCTGAAATGGCAAAATTACACGAAGAAGTAGTAGTAATCAAAGTAAGCACATTGTTGAGAGACGATGTTACCGCAATACCAGTAATCTTAACTGACGAAGTTACACAAAGTTTAGAAGCAGTAGTACAAGAACTAGCAGGTGCTAGCACACTTGTAGAAATTCAAGTAGCATAATTCAATTAATAAAGAGAGATTTTCAATGGCAACTAAATCAAAACGCATCAAACCTAACGCACCACAAATGATCACTCAGGCACCACAGGCCCAGCCAGGTCAATATGACTTTAGTAAGGTACATATTCACTTTGGTATTCCTTGTTATGGTGGTCAAATTACAGAGCCTTGTTTCACAAGTTTCTTACGTTTCATTTTAATGGCTAGCCGTTACGGTCTACAGTGGAGTTTAGACACAATGGTTAACGAGTCACTAGTAACACGTGCTCGTAACAACTTGATGGCTAAGATGATGACCAACGATAAAGCCACACACTTTATGTTTATTGATGCTGATATTCGTTTCCAACCAGAATCAATCTTTCAAATGATTGCTACAGATAAAGATGTTATCGGTGGATTGTATCCTAAGAAAGCATTACCGATCCAGTATGTGATCAATGTTAAACCAGGTACACAGATCATCAATGATATTTTCCCAGTAGACACAATGGGCACAGGCTTTATGATGTTTAAACGTCATGTGTATGAAAAACTAATTGCCGCGCATCCAGAATGTAAGTATGTAGATGATGTTGGCCTAGGTAAACAGTTTGAGCCACACATGTATTCAATTTTTGACACAGCAATCGACGAAAAAGGCCACTATCTGAGTGAAGATTGGTTGTTCTGTCGTCGTTGGGCGGCTATTGGTGGTGAGATCTATGCTCATGCTAAAGTACTATTGAATCACAGTGGTCACTACGAGTTTGCTGGTGACTTAGATGTGTTAACTGGTAAGAAACAAGCAGAACACCCGAACGCACATCAACCTAAATAATGTCCGAAGAAACTCTCAATTTCTATGTTGAATTAACAGGAACACACTGGGGCAAATTGCCCCAGTTTTCTGTCTGGATAGATGACCAAGTAGCAATTCAATCTGAGATATCAAAAGAACCACATATAGTAGAATTTCAACGTAGGTTATCCGAAGGCCCACATACATTAAAAATTCGCCTTGAAAATAAAGATAACAGTGATACTGTCAAAGATGAAACTGGTGAAATAGTTAAAGACATGTTACTAAACATCAAAGATATACGTATCAATGATGTAAGTTTAGGTCATATACTATGGTTGTCAGACTACACATTGGACCACCCACAAGAATATCAAGGCAAGACTATTACTAAATTAGATAACTGTGTTAATCTAGGATGGAATGGTACTTACACTTTAAATTTTAACAGTCCTTTCTATATTTGGCTGCTCGAAAAACTTTAACTTGCAATTATCACCGTGCCATCTGTAGTAATTTGGACGTCCACCAATAAGTGATTTACAATTGTTTAATTTACTATAAGATAAATATAGTAACGGAATTAACTTACTATGTTTTTATCACAATTATTCGAAGCAATAGACAATAAAAGACATGCTGCCTTTTGTTTTGGTCGTATGAATCCGCCCACTGTTGGTCACGGGCAATTAATCGACACTGTGGCTAAGGCTAGCCGTGGCGGTGATTATTTTGTATTTGTTAGTCAAACACAAGATAAGAAAAAGAACCCGTTGGGCTATGCTACTAAAGTTAAATTTGTTCAAGCATTGTTTCCCTCACACTCAAAGCATGTAGTATACAATCTAGAACTAAAAACAATCATACAAGTAGCTGAATGGTTATACAGTAAAGGCTATCGCTCAGTTACATTTGTAGCAGGCAGTGATAGACTATCTCAATTCCAAGAACTATTAAACAAATACAATGGTCAAGAAGGCAGTTACCAATTCGATAGTATTAATTTTGTCAGCAGTGGAGATCGTGACCCAGACGCTGATGGTATTGCTGGTGTTAGTGCTAGTAGCGCACGTGAGGCAGCAGCCGCAGGTAACTTAGAAGCATTTGCGCAGGCCACTGGTGCTGGAAAATTAGCTGAACCATTATACCAAGCAGTACGTAAAGGTATGTTGTTAGAGTGTAGCGGATACATTCCAAAGAACAAGAAAGAAGCAAAAGATCCACGCTGGTCAAACGCTTTAAGTGTTGATGTAACTCCGCAAACTCCTACCAAAAACGCCAAAGCCCTTAGATTAGTATAATGCTTGATGTAAATATCAACTTTCAAATTTTTTGTACAAGACCCGGCTGGGCTATAACTAATACCAATCCCAAATACACTGACACTAGATATAGAATATACTTAGATGAAAATCTAATTACAGAACGTTCTTGGGTATGGGATAACAACATTGCGCTACACGAAGAAATATTTGCTAAGATAGACCTACAACAAGACCATAGGTTACGGTTAGATCCAATCACCTACAGTGATAATCAAGCCGCATTTGAAATGCATTATCTACGCAGTGCTGGCAGAGAATTTGTAGTAATAAAAGCAGTCACTCCCTTGGACATACTTTTTAGAATAGCATAAATACATATATGAAAATTAACGAAGTATTAAATAAACCAATCAAGGAATGTTCAGCTGGCGCAACAGGAACTAGTTCAATTGCTACCAGCATGGGCGGCGGCAACGGATTCCTCAATGGCGGAGTTGGTACTATATCTCGCACTAGACCTAAAAATAAAAAGAGTAAAAAATAATGGATAAGTTTGTAAATCAATTAAAAATCGCATTTGCTAGCCAATATGCATTTGCTATTAAAGCACAAAACTTTCACTGGAACGTAGAAGGGCAAGATTTCTATCAACTACATCAATTGTTTGATACTATCTACGAAGAAGTATATGGTGCTGTTGATGCGTTTGCGGAAAATATCCGTAAGATCAAAGCCTATGCTCCAGCAAGTTTAGAACGTTTCTCGGCACTATCAGCAGTCAGTGACGAAGTAGAAGTATTAGCACCGCAGGCTATGGTAGCAGAACTACTACGTGACGCTGAAAAGATGCAGGAAATTATGAAAGTATTATTTACGGAAGCAGAAGCACGCGGTGAAAACGGTCTGTCAAACTTCTTAGCAGATCGTCAAGACGCATTTGCTAAACACGCATGGTTCCTACGTGCTACAGCAAAGGTGTAATCTATGGAAATGCGTAAACTATTAGAAGCAATGAATAAATTTGCCAGTGCGCCTGTAAATGAAGGTAAGGTAAAAGAAGTTAGTATGGATCTTAAAGATCTAACCGACGCAGAGTTCAAACAAAAATACAACAAAACCAAAGAAGAAATGCGAGCATCTTTAGGCGAAAGCTATAATATGTTAGGCGAGCTTAGTCAATTATCACAAGATATGTCTGTTGAAAACAAACTTAAAGAAATGTGGGCTAAGTTTAACGAAGATGACATCGGTGTAGCACCCAACCGTCCACATCGCAAAGGCACACGTGCTGATAAACTAGGGCGTCGTGGGCATAAAGAACAACCACGTTATATCACAGTTAAAGAAGTTGAAACAATTGCTCCAATTAAACCAATTAAACCGGGTAATGCTCCGGCTAATCCAGCCGCAGATCCAAACGCAATTAAACAAGCAATAGCCGCGACAGCCGCTATGAAGGCAGCCACGGGATCATCTGCTCCGGCGCCTAACTTAGCCAAAGCACTAGATGCTGCTAGTCAAGGCAAACCAATCTCTAGCACAGATGCTAAAGTAATGGAGCCTATAATGGATATCGTTAGCAAAGCCGCACAAGATCCTAAACTAGCAAATCAGTTTAAGACACTAGCACAGCAGGCTAAAAATACCCTTTAATCTTCCGATTCTTCGTAGGTAGCTACAGTTTGTCCGTGTTGCTGTAGCTCTTTATCTAGTTTTTTAATAAATGCTTTTACACTGGTTAACTTGTTAAACAAGCGTGCTGACCGTTTTTTATTAAGATATAAACAAAACTTACCATCAAGTTCTTTCTTAACTTCAGCAACTACACCTTTTAAATAGCCAATTTCGGCAGTGTATACTGGTGTAGCATCAGCTAGTGTATCAAATGACAACAGGATGCTGTCACCACGCTGACCAATTTTAACCAGATTAACACCAAACATGCCACTAGTATTAGCCTTACGCATAATCATTGCGGCTACTTTGGGGTTATTGTCATAGACCTGAATGTAACCCTGTTCGTCTACACAAAAGTCTTCACCTTCGTAGGGCCCGTCGATAGGGTCTGAAATAATATCTAATAGTAATTCATTTGTTGACATTTTATGGTCTCACGACTGTGGAAAGTTACATTATACATTCTTTCTCTAATATTGTCAAGAGATAAAATGAAGATAAATATTCATATAAAAGAAATCCGGATTCATATATGTTTATAAGTGAAATGTTTGAACATGCAGACTATACGACAAAAACAACAACTGTTGAAGCTAAGAAAATCTCATCGTCAGACGACCCGTGTTGGAATGGTTACCGTATGGTGGGCGCAAAAAGTAAAGGATCTAAAGAAGTTCCTAACTGCGTGCCTGTAAAAGAAGATAACAGCATGTCTGACGTGCTTCGCGCACGTGAATATATCAATCATGCGGTACGTGATCCAAACACTAAACATGAATACTTTGATTTCTTAAAATCATTAAGAACAAAACATGGTGCTGACTATAGCACACATGTACATCAGCAAGCCGCTAAATTAGCAAAAGGGTTTTAAATGTCTTTAATTTTTAGTACTACACAACTAACAACGCCGGGTGTATATACATACACTGTGCCATCTGGCGTTGGCGAAATTGAAATGCATCTTTGGGGAGCTGGTGGTGGCGATGGTGCCAAAGGCCCAGATACATCTGTAACTTTAGACCCAGGTAAAGCCGAAGTATACATCCCCGGCAATACGGTACCTCTGTCTGCTACTGGAAAATTAGTAGTTCCACCATTGGTTACTGCTGTTAGTATAACAGCCGTCGGTGGCGGTGGTGGTGGTGGTGGTTCAGATGGCGGCGATAAAAATCATAATATATACGGTACTGCGGGCGGTGGTGGCGAAGTAGCTGCCACTAAAGTGTCAGTAGAACCTAATTCAGTAATTTATGCTAGTATCGGTAGTGGCGGTAGGGGTGGTGGAACTGCTGCCAGCGGCGCGGCAGGTACTGCTACTGTTGTAGATATAAACGGAGTAGTTGTTGTTACTGCTGACGGCGGCGCCGCTGGTGTTGGGCGTGCTGTTAGGTCAAATTCTCCAGCAAGGGCAGTTGAAGGTAACGCCGGCGCTGGCTCAGCCACTGGTTATGGTTCGGGTGGGTCAACAGGTGGTAGCGGGCAAGTATTTGTATCATGGGAACCTATAACTATCCCAGCCGTGCCGCCCGTAACTACATCAGTGTCGGGCGCAACAGGTGGTAAAGGTGCTGGTGGTGGATATGCTTACTCTAAAGTACGTATATATCCGGGTGATATTATTACGGTTGCTGTAGGTAAACGTGGGTCAACTGGATCTGGTGGTACTAGCGCAACTTCTCCAATTAACTTTGGTGGTGGTAGCGCAAGTGGTTCTAGCGCAGGAGGTGGCGGAGGCGGTGCTACAGTTTTATTAGTTAATAATACAGTAATCGCTGTAGCCGCAGGCGGTGGCGGAGGCGGTGCTGGTGGCAGAAAAGGCTATAGCCTGACTCCTACATCGGTTACTAGTAGTGCATCAGGTCAACGATATTTTGACACTATCGGAGTTGAAAACTGGACCGTTCCCCAAGGTGTGAATTCTATTAACATAGACCTAGTAGGTGCTGGCGGCGGTGGAGGTGGTAATGATAGTCATATTGGCTACAGCGGGTCAGCAGGTAAGTCAGTAACCGGAGCACTATCAGTAAGCCCGGGCGATGTTGTTACAGTTGGAGTAGGCCAAGGTGGTCGTCCCGGATTATCTGCTAGACGCGGTGATGGTGGTGGAGCAGGTGGCGCTTCACTCAATGGACAATATTCAGGTGGTACTGGTGGTAATGCTGGTGGCTCGGGTACATCAGGTGCTGGTGGTGGTGGCGGTGGTTCAACTGTTATTTTAGTAAACGGAGTCCCGCGAGCAGTAGCCGCAGGTGGCGGCGGTGGTGGTGGAGGTGGCAATCACAGTAATGGCAATGCCAATGCCGGTGAATCCACAATTAGTGGTAGTGTAGGTGCTAACGGTGTAAACAAATCCGGCGACGGTGGCGGTGGTGGTGCTGGTGGTGGCGGATTATCCGGTGGGTCTGGCGGAGCTGCAGGCAGTGGTGACAACGGCGGATACACAGGGTCTAAAGGCAGTAATTTAATTCCATCTGGTGGTTCAGAAGGTACTGGTGCTGCAGGCGGAACATATGGTGGTGGTGCCGGGGGTGATGGTACTGCTAGAATTTCTTGGGCGCAATCAGTTTCACAACCAGGAGCATCAATTATTTCAGTTGCTGGCGGTGCTAGCGGAATTGGTGAAGATGGACTTCCGGCAACTAATTCCGGAGTTGGGTATAATACCCGAGGGACAGGACAATCATCAGGGGCTGGCGGATCAGCTGGCGGTGGTGGTGGTGGTGGCTACTACGGAGGTCTTGCTGGTGTAAGCGGCACTATCGGTGGCGGTGGCAAGGGCGGTACTAATTACGGTGCTGTTGTATTAGCAGGGTCCGGGCGAAATCCGGGAGGCCTAGGTGTTGCTGAATATCCAGGCAAAACAGTGGGATATGCCGGACTAGACGGCGCAATTGTATTTAATTTTATTCGATCATTTACACTAGCAGTTAAAAAATCAGACCAATGGAAATTGGTTGATCAGGCATGGGTTAAAGTAGCAAATACTTGGAAACCTATTTTTAATGGCTGGATTAAAGTTGACGGAGTTTGGAAACTATTAGTAGCTAATCCAAACGCACAAGTAGTAGCACCAACATATTCAATTGGTGCTAATTTATCAACTGTTAATGAAGGGGCAGCAGTAAGTTTTACACTGTCTACTACAAATGTGCCAACTGGACATATTATTCCATACACAGCATTTGGATTGACTAGTAGCCAACTGTTATCTGGTTCGTTAACTGGTAGCTTTACTGTTGGTTCAAGCGAAACTATTACATTCGTACCAAAAATAGACAATGCTACTACAGGTCCGCGTACATTTACTGTCGAACTAAACAATCTAGGGATACGTAGTAATGTTACAATTGGCGACACATCACTAACTCCATTAGCTACATTAACTGCTAATGTGGGCAGTGCTAGCGAAGGTGGTGCTGTATCATTTACAATATCTACTACAGGAGTTGACAGCGGAACTGTTATTCCATATATTATTACAGGTATCACTAATAGTGATTTAAGTGTGGAACTAGTAACCGGTAACTTAGTTGTCGGTGCTGATGAGACCAGAGTACTAGTGTTATCCGCAGACCTAACAACAGAAGGCGTAGAAACTATGACCATGCGTACTACTGGTGTTGTTAGTGCGTCAGCATCAATTACAGTCAATGATACATCAATAACTCCAATTTATACGTTAGCCGGCAATGTATCAGTATTAGAGGAATATTATCCTCCAAATCGAGCAATAAGATATACATTAACAACTAATGCTCCGACAGGGGAAACTGTAGCATATACTATCACTGGTATAACATCAGCTGATTTATCATCTGGTTCTTTAACTGGCAACTTTGTGGTTGGCACTACTAACTACATCGATCTAGCTGTGGCGGCTAACAGTGGTGTCGAAGGTGTAGAAACACTACTATTATCATTAGATAATAATTACGCTAGAATAGCTACACGAGTTAGTGATTACTACTATGCCTTTACTCCTACAGCTGATACCTGTTCTGGTGGTAATGCGTATGCTAGCAAAGGTATGCCAAGTGACTACACCGCTAGCTATCACGGTCAGGTAATTTGGCCGAACAGTGGTAATAATGGATATGTTGGAGTAAGAATTGTTCCTACTACTACTAAACTTAACATACAAACAACCTGTGACAATGCTTTTAATGTATACCTAAATCAATCTACTAGTATTTTAAGTGGCGGTAGTTGGGGAACTTGGTATAGTGCAACTATTGACGTTGTTCCAGGCGTGCCAATTTACCTATCATGGAACGGCGTTGACTATGGCGGGTTATGGGGTATAGCAGCAAGAATTACTGACGCTAACGGTGCGGTAGTAGCACTCAGTAACTATAACTGGTCAAGTACTTAATGGATGTAGTAGATAGTTGTCTAAGTGATGACGATTTTTCTATAATCAAAAATACTTTGTTGGGTTCGGATTTCCCTTGGTATCTATGCCCAACAAAAGTTTTATATACTGAACCGTCAACAGTAGCAGACAAATACAATTATCAGTTTACACATATATTCTACAACAATTCTATTGTGCGCAGTGATTGGTTTAATATCCTATCGCCGTTGCTTAAATTAATTATACTGCCAAATAAAGTAACTGAACTTGTAAGAATAAAAGCAAACCTGCTACCATGTACTGATGATATAATCGTATACGACTATCATACCGATGTTGACTACTCAAGCGAGTATGATAGTTTTGAGAAAAAAACTGCGGTATTCTATGTAAACACAAACAACGGTTTCACACAATTTGAACAAGGCACAAAGGTTAATTCAATTGAAAATCGTTTGGTAACATTTGATGCTGGCGCTAAACACACCGGTTCATCATGCTCTGATCAAAGGACCAGATGTGTTATTAACTTGAATTACGTTTATAAATAAAACAACGAGGGAAAATTCAATGAAAAAGTTTTTATTAGTATTATCAATTTTAACATCATCAACAGCATGGGCAGGTATTAATCAAGAGTGTCCTGCCCTAACAGCCGCAGGAGCCGCAACATACGCAGCCAAACCAGGCGACCAAGAAATTTGTCACAAGAACTATGCTGTAATTCATAGCTGTGCTGTTAAAGCACCTATCGCAGTATTTGAACGTTTGTCCTTGGAAGACATGACAGGTCCTGCTAAACGTAAAGATGACTTCCGTCCAGATCCAAAAGTTACACCAGCTTGTTCAGCTACATTAGCTGACTATGCCACAGTGGGTCGTACACATGACCGTGGTCATATGAGTCCAGCAGGTAATAACACACAAGATCCAGTGGTCATGAGTGAAAGTTTCTTCCTAAGCAACATGGAACCACAAATTGCCAATAACAATCGTGGTATTTGGAAACAATTAGAAACATTTGAACGTGAGTGGGCTCGTCAACCAGGCACAGACTACTACATTATCAGTGGCGGGATCTTTGATGCTGGCCATCAAAAAACAGGCAACGGCTTAGGTATTCCTACACGCTTATACAAGATTGTTATTGAAAAGAACAGCAAAAAAGTTCGCGCATGGTTAATGCCAAATGGCCCATTACCAGTAGCAGACTTACCTAAGTACGAAACTACCGTGACTGCTGTAGAGCAAGCATCAGGATTAAAATTTGCCTTACCTAAGTAACTAATCCAAACCAAAAGACCGCCCAAGTGGCGGTTTTTTATTGACTTTTACTTCGTTTTCATGTATAATGTGGTATATTGAAACTACGATAAATACTAAATCATGAGAGCAGAAGAACTAATTAGAGCAACCACAAACACTAAAATCTATCTAGACATGGATGGAGTTCTTGCTGATTTCTTTGCGGAATACGCAAAGTTGGCAGGTGTCACTAGTGGTAGTTATAGAGATATTCCCCCAGCTAAACAAGACCCTACATTAGATCAAATGATAGGCACAGACTTCTTCCATCGCTTACCTAAGTTCCCCACAGCAGACGGACTAGTTGCCTTAGCGTTAAGCTACACACCAACGTATGCTATTTGTTCAAGCCCATTGCGCGGCGATCATGCCAACAGCGAAAAGTGGAAACGTGCGTGGATTGGTGATCATTTAAATCCGCTACCTAGTGAGATTGTTATCACAGGTATGAAAGAGCACTATGCGGTTAATAAGGACGGTAGCCCCAACATCTTAATTGATGATCGTGGTGCTAACATTAGCAAATGGATAGCTCGTGGTGGCATTGGTATTAAGTATCAAGCAGACGAAGATAGCTTAAATATAGTAAAGGCCGGATTGGCCAAGGCATATGGACGATGAATTTAACAGAAGGCGGCAACGTTTTTAAGAATCAAGACGGTAGTGAAGCAACTACACGTATTGCTCGCAATGCTGTTGTACCCACAGTACAATGGCTAGAACAACTTACAGGTCTTAGTCTAGTAGATAATATGCTAGGCACTACAGGTCGAAAAGAAACATCGGGTGATTTAGATCTAGCAGTAGATGCCAACGCAATTAGTAAAGACGTCTTAATACAGCAACTATTAACCAAAGGTATACCCAGTACAGATCTTAAAAAGTCTGGTGATAGTGTACACTTAAAAACTCCTATCCTAGGTGATGCGAGTAATGGTTATGTACAAACAGACTTTATGTTTGGTAACCCAACCTGGCAACAATTTAGTATGCGAGGTAGCCCAGAGGGCAGTACATTTAAAGGTGTACATCGTCATGTATTAATGGCCAGCGTTGCCAAAGCTCAAGGTATGAAATGGTCATACAAAAACGGACTGATAAATAGAGAAACAAATGAAGTTATTAGTACCAACCCACAAGAAATAGCAAAGGTGTTAATTAATGGTACCCCTGCTGATTTAGAGTCAGTTGAAACTATCATTAAGAAAATTAAAGGTCGTCCCGACTACCCAGCATTGGTAGCAGATGCTAAAGAAGCGTTTGCTAAAGATAATTTAGAATTACCCGAGAGCACTGCCCTGCCAGGCACAGGCGCTTGGTATAGACAATGGAGCAATAGACTATGAGATTTGGCGAAATTAAAAAACAATTAGCAGAGGGTTGGAACACAGGCCGTGATCGTGTAACATTACCAGATAGCCCACATACTTACTGGAGTGGTACTGGCGCATTACAAAAAGAATATGATGCGCTATATGAAAAATTAGTACCAGCACAGGGTGCGGCAGAAACTATTGAAGGTGAAGTATTACGTGCGGCTAGCAAAATTGTTTATCGCCACTACAATGACGGTGATGAATTTAATCGCGCAAGTTATAGACAACTAGAACAGTATATTGGTCCAGTTACCAGCTACGACGATCTAGCACACAAAGCTACAGAGTTTGCTCTTAAAGCCAATGGTAACTATCACCCTAACC